ATTCTTGGAAAGATGAGTGGTTAACACTTCTTTTCAGTATTCCTATGATATTGTGCTTCTTTCCTCAAACTGTAGAATATGTTCATGCAGGATTTATGGCACTAGAAGAAATGCCTGCATGGTATCAATACACACTTAGCGTAATTGTTGCAGCATCGTTTGGTGTTCGAGCAGCAGTAGGGTTTATGGGTAAAAAATGAATATAGAAAAAATTCAAAAGCAATTAGAAGAGGATGAGGGGGTAAAGTATGCTATTTACGTGGATCATCTCGGGTACCCGACATTTGGTATCGGGCATAGAATCCTCAGAGAAGACAACGAATACTGGGAGCCAATCGGAACCTCAGTCTCAGAAAAAAGAGTCAAAGAAGCCTTTGAAAAAGACCTCTACACAGCAGTCGGAGACTGTGAAGCTATATACGGAGCAAGGTTTTCTATCTGGCCAGAGGAAGTCCACGAAATCTTGGTTAATATGATGTTTAATATGGGACGTACTCGCATGAGAAAGTTCAAGAAGATGAAAGCGGCATTGTTGGAGCAGGATTGGAAAACCGCAGCAAAAGAAGGAAGGGATAGTAAATGGTATCACCAAGTACCAAATAGGGCTGAAAGGCTTATGTCTCGACTGGAAAATGTTTCTTGACAAAATGTCTCCATTTTAGTATAATAAGTATTACAATGGAGACATACCTCAATGAATTTATTTTATTTAGACCAAGACCTAGATAAGTGCGCGCAGTACCATGTTGACAAGCATATAGTAAAAATGCCTTTGGAAGTAGCACAACTTATGTGTACAGCCATCTGGGTAGACGAGCATTTAGGTTTTGTACCTCGTGCTTTGAACAAAGAAGAGCGTGACCATCTCAACGAACTTAAAAAAGAAATCAAACATCTTCCCTTGGAAGAAAGACCCTTGACTCCATATCTGCCCATGATGTATAACCACCCTTGTACAATATGGGTTCGTTCATCTTTAGATAATTTTGAGTGGACTCACTGCTATGGCAATGCTCTCAATGACGAGTATTACTATCGCTATGGAAAGCAACACAAGTCTATAGTGGATGTAGTAAATAAACTACCTGCCCCTAAAAATATGCCAAGAGAAGGATTCACTACTTTTGGTCTAGCAATGCCAGATGATTTGAAAGATTACGATAATCCTATACAATCCTATAGAGATTATTATCACTTAGATAAAGCAACCTTCGCTACTTGGTCACACAGAGATAGACCTGAGTGGTGGGACGACAATTATGCAATGTATGATAGAAGGATTACAGCAAAGTGAGTTTTAAAGAACATACAAGAGGTGAAATAGCAAAAAATTATATAATAAACTACTTACTTTCTAGAGACTATGAGGTCTTACAAGAAGGAACCTCACAAGGACTAATAGATTTAGTTGGTGTAAATCGAGAGACTGGGAGAGTCTATTTTATAGACTGTAAGTCTCTGAGTAGAAGAGTAGACGGTACTAGAGTTAATAGAATTTTAAAACCTGCTCAAAAAGACCTACAAGATAAAGTAGGCATCCCGTTTATTATAGCGTATGCAGACTCAGAGACGGGCAGTGTAGAAATACCAAAGTTAGGAGTATAGCAAAGTGAAAGTTAAATTAATAAGCCATTCAAAAGGAATGGGTGGCAACAATCTACTAGAAGATATTGCATATATTGCACGAGTATCAAATCCTAGTAACCAAAACAATACTGCTACATCAGAAAAGTTAGTTCGTTATCTAATGAAACATAAGCACTGGTCTCCGTTTGAAATGGTATCAGTGTGTATGGAAATAGAAACTACACGAGATATTTCAAAGCAGATACTACGTCACCGCAGCTTCTCCTTTCAGGAGTTTAGTCAGCGGTATGCAGATCCAGACGATTTAGGGGTATTCGTACTTCGAGAAGCTAGAATGCAAGACACTGAAAATCGCCAGAACAGTATAGAGTGCGATAATTTACATATTGCAGCATTCTGGGAAAACTCTCAGCGCAATGTAATCAGTGCTGCTCAGATGGCTTATGAGTATGCTATCAAAGCAGGTATAGCAAAAGAACAGGCTCGTGCAGTACTTCCAGAGGGTTGCACGCCTACGCGTATGTATATGAACGGGACTCTACGAAGCTGGCTACACTATATAGAAATCCGTAGCGGGGTCGAAACACAGAAAGAGCATCGAGAAATTGCACTGGCCTGTGCAGAAGAATTAAAGGAAATCTTTCCTATGGTATCTGAATTTACTTCTTGACGAAATGCTATAAATTCAGTATAATATATTTTTATTTGGAGAAGTAATGGAAATTCTACTAAACACATTCGCAATTGTGATGTGCAGCGGTATTCTAATAACTTGGATGGTAATTGAAGATGAGTGAAGGCAAAAAGTATGATGGAGGAAAACCCCAGATGCACCTGCTTCCTCCCAAAGCTATAGAGCAAGTAGCTGATGTACTAACATTTGGTGCAGTTAAATATGGCGAGCATAACTGGAAGAAGCTAGATAACCTACAAAACAGATACACTAGCGCAGCTCTAAGGCATATCTTTCAGAGTATGGAAGAGGAGCTAGACGAAGAGACTGGATGTTATCACGAAGCACACGCAATATGTTGTTTATTATTCAAATTGGAGGCAAAACTGAATGAGGCGCGGAGTAAAGAAGAAGGATTACGAGAATCTGAGCGCAGCCAACATCAAGAAAGTAATAGCCCTCTTGACACCTGGAGAGGGTTCTTCACAGTCGGCGATTACGAAAAAAGCCGCGTGTGATATGCTCAACATCTCGTATAACACTACGAGATTAGATAGAATCATTGAAGATTTCTTAGAGACTCAAGCATATATTTCTAAGCGCAAATCAATGAATCGAGGTAAGCCAGCTACTGACATAGAGATTGGAGAAGCTGTAATGAGTTATCTTCAAGGTGCTACAATAGCAGATATTGCTAAAGGTTTGTACAGATCTCCGTCTTTCGTCAAGAATTTGATCGAAAAAGTTGGAGTACCACAAAGACTTACTTCAAAAGACCAAGTAGGAGAAATAGACTATCTTCCAGATGAGTGTGTTTCCGATTCTTTTGAGATAGGTGAGATAGTCTGGTCTGCTAGGTATCATCGTGCAGGTACAGTTACGCAAGAACTAAGTCCTACTTATGTTCAATCTAAAAAGGGTCTCGCTAATACTGACTATGAAACAAAGTATGCGTGCAAGTGTTACGACATACACATTTCAGAAGCTACAGATAGTGAAGATTCTATGTTTCCAGGTGTATCAGCGGGTGGATTTTTTGCATCCTCCACAGCTTATGATCTTGGTAAACTTACGCACTTAAAGAAATATGGCGTAAATCTAGAGACATTGTAAAAAATAGTTCTTGACAGAAAGCTCGAAACTTTTATATAATATTATTTCAAATTTAGAGAAGGAGAAACAAATCGTGGCATGGGACGACGAGAAGAAAGCAGCAGTAATTGAAGCGTACGAAGGAGCAGACCCCACCCCTGAGAACTCTATGGAGATTGTCAAGGACTTGGCAGATGAATATGAAGAGTCGCCTAACGGTGTTCGGATGATTCTAACCAAAGCGGGTGTCTATGTTAAGAAGACTCCTGCCGCTTCAAGTAAATCTTCTGGAGGCACTAGTGCTGGAGGTACGCGAGTATCTAAAGCCGCCGCTCAGGAGTCATTAATAGCCGCACTCACCGATGCGGGTCAAGAGATTGACAATGATATTGTCGAGAAGTTGACAGGTAAAGCTGCACAGTATTTTACTGCTGTAATTACCGCTGTTAATGCCTAAATCCAAGCCCTAACAGGCCTGGTAGACGTCAGAGAGTTCCCCGCTCTCTGGCGTTTCTTTGCATCTACATCTTGAACCTGAGAAGTCAGCATTGCAAAAGATTTTGCTAACCTGCAACAAAGGAAGAAAGATGAAAAAAGAAGCCCTAGCCGCTCTAGTAAGAGATTACGGAGACGCTGTTATAACATATAGAAGTGAGAACTCTAACAAACTGAAGTATAATGTTTGTACCCTTGACTTTTCTACTCCTTACATTAAAAGTAAGAGTAGTCGAGCTAAAGAGGACAAAACTACATTACTACTATTTTGTTGGGATACAGATTCTTATAGGCTCTTGAAGCCGTCTACTGTTACTAGCGTAGTGCCTTTAGCCTCTGTACTTAAAAACGGTAAGTAGTAATGGACTTATATCAAGCCCCCGAACTCTACGAAAGAACTATACATTACGATACTGATAAAGAAATTCAGATTCGTTTAACTGTAAGCACCTTTCGTGGAGTTGAATATCTTAGCCTAAGAAAGTATTACCTAGATTTTTTTGAGGAGTGGAAACCTACTCCCGAAGGTATTTCTATGCCTATTGATTTCTCTAACTCAAAAGAGCTATTCATAGGTCTCACAGAAATACTGTCCCTGGCAGAATCTAAAGCTGTAATACAAGAGCACTTCAAAGAACTTATTGAGGATATCTACAAATAATTCTTGACTTCTTATCTGAATTTATATATAATAGTTTTATAAATTGATGGAGAGAAGAATTGAAACACTTTTTAGATTATGCAGCCAAGTGCTACTACGAAGGCAGCCCTGTTATATCAGACGGAGAGTTTGATGCTCTTGCTGATAGATATTCTTATGGTAAAGTTGGTCACACTGATAGCAGTGGAACTCCTCACGCCTATAAAATGTATTCCCTTCAGAAGTTCTTTAAGCTGGAAGGTGTCTGCAACAACTTAGAAGATTATATATCTACTCCTAAGTTAGACGGTGCAGCAGTGTCTATTCTATATGTAAATGGACGACTAGCAATGGGTCTTACTCGTGGCGATGGTGTAAAAGGTCAGATCATCACTGATAAGATAGCACATCTTGTTCCTAACGAAATTCTACTTACAGGCACTGTTCAGATTACTGGAGAGGTTGTATGCCCTTCCTCTGTAACAAATGCTCGTAACGTCGCAGCGGGGTCATTGAACCTTAAAAGCATAGAAGAGTTTAAAACTCGCCCAGTAGAGTTTGTAGCCTACGATATCCAGGGCGACATTGATTTTAGAACTTGGATAAGAGCAATGCTTGCGTTAGAGTTTCAAGGCTTTAAGACTGTGTACAAATTTGATGCAAGTAACTATCCTACAGATGGTATTGTATATCGAATCAATGATTACGAAGTTTTCTTGGAGATGGGTTTTACTGCTCATCATCCTAGAGGAGCTTTTGCTCTTAAGGAGCAGAAGGAAGGAGTGATAACAACACTTCTTGATGTTGTATGGCAAGTAGGTAAGAGCGGGGTCGTAAGCCCTGTTGCAATTCTAGAGCCTATTCTAATAGGAGATGCTACAGTCTCTAAGGCTACCTTGCACAATATCGAATACATACGAGACTTAGATCTAGAAATAGGTTGTCAGGTAGAAGTTATCCGAAGTGGAGAGATCATCCCAAGAGTCGTAAAAAGAGTAGGATACCTCTCAAAAAATAATTCTTGACTTTTACCTTAGTTTTCCGTATAATATCTTTTCAACTTTGAGGAAGAACCCGAATGACAGAAATTCAAGCCCCGACACATTGCCCTTCGTGCAACTCGTCACTTGAATGGTCGAACCATCTGCTTTACTGTAGAAATTCTGACTGTGATTCTCAATCAGCTAAAAAGCTGGAGCATTTCGCAAAAACATTAAAAATCAAAGGACTCGGTCCTGCCTCCATAAATAAACTGGGACTCACCAGTTTAGAGGAGATCTATACCCTGGATTTAGATGTTATTTGTGAGAAGCTCTCTTCGGAGAAGTTAGGACACAAACTGTTTGAAGAGATAGAAAACTCTAAGCTAGTAGCACTAGAAACTTTGTTACCTGCATTTAGTATCCCTCTAATCGGCAAAACTGCCGCAGAAAAATTATCCAAAGTCTGCAATCGAATTGAAGACATAGACTATGGTATCTGTGCCAAAGCCGGTTTAGGGGAGAAAGCTGCAAAAAGTCTTATGCACTGGATTACGTATGATTTCTATTCTTTTTATGACGGTTATTTACCTTTCTCTTTCAAGTTTTCAGCAGTAACACAAGTCGCTACCGCTGCCAAAGGTGTAGTTTGCATCTCTGGCAAGTTAGTGAGTTATAAAACTAAAGCTGAAGCTACTGCGGAACTTGAAAGTTTAGGTTATACTGTCAAAAGCAGTTTAGCAAAAGATGTAGAGATTCTAGTAAACGAAAGTGGTATAGAATCCGCCAAAACTATCAAAGCCAGAGAATCTGGCGTTGAAGTAATCACTAACCTTAAAACTTTTATTTTGGAGAATATATAATGGCAGTCCCTAAGTGGAATGACGAACGCACAACACAACTCACTGGCTATGTAGGCAATGAGTCCCCTGTATCACAAGCAACTGTAGCAGCCGCTGCAGAAGAGCTTGAAACATCTTCACGATCCATCTCTAGCAAATTGCGTAAGATGGGTTTCGAAGTAGAGCTTGCATCAGCAGCAGGAGGCAAAGCCTTCTCAGCAGAGCAAGAAGCGACTCTCGCTACTTTTGTATCTGACAACAGCGGCGCATATACTTACGCTGAAGTTTCACAGTACTTTGAGCAAGGCGCATTCTCTCCTAAGCAGATTCAAGGAAAGATTCTGTCTATGGAACTAACTGGTCACATCAAAGCTGCTCCTAAGCCTGAGACTGTGAAAACATACTCAGACGCTGAAGAAGCTACTTTCGTTGAGATGGTTAACTCTGGCGCATTTGTAGAGGCTATCGCCGAAGCAATGGGTCGTAGCGTAAGCTCAGTTCGTGGTAAGGCTCTCAGCCTCCTTCGTTCTGGTGCCATCGATGCAATCCCACGCCAGGAAAACACTAAGTCTGGTGCTAAAGAAGATCCTCTTGCAGCGATCGGAAACATCGCAGACCTTACAGTAGAGCAGATCGCAGAGACTGTCGGCAAAACTGTTCGTGGTGTTAAAACTATGCTAACTCGTCGTGGCATCACTGCCGCTGACTATGATGGCGCAGCTAAGAAAGAAAAAGCTGCACAGTAGTATAGTAGTACCAAGTGTTGGTTAATTCTGACTAACACTTGTTTTGATAGGTTCGGGAGACACCTTAATTGAATATCGCTAGTGCTTTAATCAAGCAAGTCATTGCTTTGCAAGACTTCGAGACTTGGAGCCGGTTGCGTAAACATTATCTACCTTCAGAGTATGACACTCTATATAAGGTTATCGATTCTCATTGCGATAAGTATCATCAAGTGCCTACATTTGATGATCTTCGCTATGAGATTCGTGATGGTGCTACACGCGACAGGCTCT